ACATACCCGACTTCTTCTGCTTGCAAGCCGTGTTCGGGCAGTCTGCATTGCTGCAATCGCCGTTGCCGCCGTTCGGGCAATCCGGGTTGTCGCAAGCGTCGTCCTCAACTTCAATGGTGATGGTCACGCCGTCTTGAGGGTTGTCCGACTGCGATTCGTCGTTCTCGCCGTCGCAGTTCGGGATTTCCATGATGGACGCCTTGACGTGTTCGGGCAGTCGGTCCATGTCAGCCGACGCAGCGATGCGCAGGACTTCCGACATTTCAGTGGCGAATCCCTTGGCAACCGCGTCTTCTGCGGTCAGCCAGGTTTCATCGGCCAGCAGTTGCTTGATTTCATCTTCAGGCAGGCCGGTACGGGCAACGTAGGTGCCGACAAGGCTGGTGGCGATGATGTCCAAGGTGGCGGCGAAATCGCGCAGTTCGTCGGCATTGCCGGCGGCGACTGCCCAAGGATTGTGAATCATCATGAAGGCGTTTTCCGGCATGATGATTTTGTCGCCGGCCATCGCAACCAGGGACGCGGCAGAGGCAGCAACACCCAATACCTTCGTGGTGATGTTGGCGCCGTTTGCACGCAGACAGTTGTACATCGCCAGGGCATCGAACACCGAACCCCCGTAGGAGTTAATCAGGCAAGTGACCTCCTTGCCCTTGTGTGCGGACATGGCGTTGATGAAATCCTTGGCGGAAACGCCATACGCGCCGATGTCGTCAAAGATGGTGACTTCGACCGAGCTTTCGCCCTTTGCTTGAATACCGAACCACGTTTTCATCAAACGCTCCAATGAAGATTACAGTTTTTGCATTTGTAAACTTCATTGGTCGTTTGCGATACTTAGCGAAATTTCACATTCAGTTCAGAGCAATGAATTTGGGCACCGTCAAGGTGTCCGGGTCGGCCTTGAATGCCGCCAAAACCGCCGCTGCGACGGCATCCGCTGAAGGCGCCGTTGAACCAGAAGTTGAGATACCTTGTGCCTGAACCGGCACTGTGTAGCGCGTCAGAACATTGAAGTTACCAAGCGTCGGCACAACCGGGTCGCTCACCCCGTCATCTACATAGAGGTTTCCGCTAATGTCAAGCGTGTGATTCGCCTCCATTGGGCGAACGCGCCAGGCCCCTTGAAGAAAGAAATTAGCCGGGCTGAATCGGCCGCCCGGTAGAGCATCTAACCCACTCTGCCGAATAACCATTCCATATTTCGCGTTGTCACCGGTTGCGGCCCAATCCACCCACCGGGAATATATCTCGGTAGCGGATACAGAAGCGGAATCAAGGATGATCCGCTTGGTGGCAGGATCGAAGGTAATTGCCATTAGGCATAGACCCGATCTTGTTGAGCAACCAGCGACAGCGCGATTGTCTTGGAGCGAGTCAGCGTGCCGGTAGCGGCGACGAACTTTCCCGAGCCAGGGCGAATGCCGATAAGTGTTACAGGGCGGTCGGTGCCGGCAGGGAAACCGCCTTGGGTATTGCCGTCGTAATCGAATGTGAAACTGATTGGTGAGGCGCTTATCGTGCCGGTAATCGGCGTTCCACTGGCATCATTGACCGTAATAGCCCCTGCTTCGCCATAGTCGTTACCGGCTCCAGGCGGCGCGGAGAACATCAGGCGGTACGACGAGCCAGCGCCGACCAGCACGGAATTGAATGTAATCGTGCCGGCAGCGGTGTATGGGTTCGTGCGCTTGGTGTTGCTGTCGTCGTAGAACTCGATCCGGTTGCTGTCCGCCGGGAGGATGTTGTCGATGTAGACCGACTGGCTTGTAACCAGCGTGTCGCCGACGAAAGACAGAAGATCTGCAGCCGTCTTACCGTTGATCGTGCCGGCTGTACCAGCCGCATTGATGTTGCTGTTCTGGCGCAGCAGGTACTGGATCTTGGTGTAAATCTGCTCCAGTGTGGCATTGTTGCCGTCGATGATGATCTTGAAGTTGTAATTGCTGCCGCCAATGCTGCGGGTCTGGTTGGCCGTGTAGTAACTGACCGTGATACCGCTGTACGGTGCGCCGGACATGGCGGCGTCGTTGGCCTGAATCTTCAGGTCGTCTTCGTTGGCAATCAGGAAATTGACAAGGTAGGCGCCAGTGCCTGTCTTGCCGGTATCGGCAAGTACCGAGGACTTGTACTTTTTGCTGTACTCTCGGCAAAACGCCTTGGCATAGGCGCGCTTGTCAAAGTTGCCGTGCGAGGCATCACCATAAACCTTGACGCCCGCATTGAACTGGTCGACGAACGGGAAATTGGTCGGCGCGTCGGTCGTTGCCAGATGGTAATACGGCTGCGCCCCTGTATTGATCGAGCCAAGGCCGACGAAGCCGGCATATTGCGCTTGCAGCACGCCGCCGCTCGAATACTCAGACCAACCACCATCACGCAGCATATTGCGCGTCGTGTCGTCGTACCACGTCCAGCCCGAGTAAGTTGCGCCGTCTGTGCCGATCTGGAACTGACCAGACAGCGCATCAATGGCGTACATCGGGAACGGAGAATCTTGGTAACTCGCCGTCGCCCATAGATCAACCAGCTTGGAATAGACCGCTTGCAGCGTCACGCCATCCTTGGCGACAAGGTTGCCGGCGGCGATCAGTTGGATGGTCTTGGCGGTTTCGTCAATGACAATCTCGGTGCCGACGTTGAGTAGGGACTTCGAGGTGATTTTCGCCATGGTGTTTCTCCTGTTTATGCGTAGTTACGGTCGGCTTGTTGTGACGCGATGATCGATGCCCCTACGGAGCCAAGCTGCACATTCCTGAACGTGCGCGGGATGTAGCCGGGCAAATAGATGGCGATGTCGGCGAACAGCAGTGCATCCTGGTCATATGCCCAAGACCAGCTTGTTCCGCTGTAGCTATCGATCTGCTGCGTGATGTTTGTCGTCCCGGCATCAAGAACAACGATGTCGCTGCCCGGAACAATTCCGGTGATCGTCAGGTACGGCTGGCTGGCGTTCTCGACATCGACTTGCGCAGAAAATGTCATCGGTTGCCAGCCGCCCATTGCCGCCTGAACCGAAATCATCGTTTCGGCGGAATTGATGATGGCGATGCCTTCGCCCTGATTCAGTGTTATTCCTGATCGACGACAGAGTAGGTCAATGCCGTGGTGCATGTAGCTCAGGCCGAACGTGTCTGGTATCCCAGGCACCGTTCCGGACCTGAAATGGCAAGCCTCAACCTGAATTTGACGAAAAACAGGGCCGATCAAATCCTTGGTGTGAAGGTAATTGACGCCGCGAAGATTGCCAGTCGGCGACGAATCGGCAATGGCGACTTCAGGCACCCCCCGTGGAATGATTCCGATGTCGGTATAGACCTTGCCGATGAAATCAGCTGAAGCCGAGTCCATTTTCATGACGCCGACGTTTTGCTTGCTGGTGTCGTTGATGTTCGTCGTGTACATTTGACCGATTGGCACAACGCGCAACGTCGGAGTGTCTGATGTCCCGACATCCATCACGCCCCATGACAACAGCTTGACCGGATCAGTCCCAGTGTTTTCCGCCGAGAACAACGTGGCACCAGGGTAAGGATTCGCGTTGAAGTCCCAGGCAACGGTTTTTCCGTTGATCGCCAGGACGACATTTACGCGCACCGGGGCTTGCGATATAAGACCGGCGGCAAGCTGATCGACAACCAGCGCAACCGCTTCGTTCTGGCGAAGCGTGATCGGCTCAGTGTTGTATCCCCCGCCACTGCTATTGACCATCCCTGACACCGGCCGCTTTCCTCGCTTCCCGAATGTGTTCATAACGCCGAGAAGCAACATACTTTGCTTGCCGACGGCGCCTGAGCTACGGCCTGCATTGAGGCGGGAAACAATACTTCCGTACGATGTTGCCGCGCCGCCGCGACGTACCTTTACGGTTGCCGGAACTGCAACAGACGAGTCGAAGGCGACAGAGTTATCTATCATGTCATCGCCGTCGAGCGGCGCGGCGCATTTGTATAACGTCGCCGGGGTGACGCCGAATGATGTAGCCGTTGCGCCATGAATGGCAACCTCCAGCGAGCGCAGTGTCAGGCGCTTGCCGGAACCGGACGGATTCACGATAGCAAGATAGGCATACCCGAAATTACTGGTGCCGTTGCTATCCGTGCTGATCCGGTACTGGGCCTTTGCCACTTACGCCACCCTGAGCCCGGCAGAAGAAATCGTTGTGCCAAGCTGCACCACTTCGTCCTGCGTGCAGTTGGCTTGCGACAATCGAACGACGCCATTGGCATCGATGTAAGCAACGATCAGCTTCGCGTCGGCCGGAATTTTTGCCCGGACGTTATCGAGAACGATACGAGGATCTTTCATGATCAGGACACCGTGAATTCAAAGAATATGTCAGACACACCGACCGCATTTGAACCGGGCTGCAACAGGTGGATACCCTCGTTGGTATTCAGGGTGATCGGCTCGATATTGGAATCGCCAGTCGAGTCCCAGATACACATGAGCGGTACGATGCACTGGAATTCGTCAGACGTACCGGAAGACACTGCCGGCTCGTCGCCTGACCACATCCAGACGCGCATTGCGTTATCGCCGGTATTGGTGAAGGTGCCGCCCGTATTGCAGGTAACAGAGGTCAAATCGGCGGAGGCGTTGCCTGTGTCATGAGCAACCGGCGTGACTGCCGTGCCGGCAGACAGGGCACTGACCTTGCGCAGAGAACAAGAGGTCAAAACGCCAGTCACGGCAGTTGTCTGGTTGTTCAACTGCCAAGCCCGGTAGAGCTTGACCTTGCGAGTTGCGTGGGCGTTGAACAAGCCAAGCAGTGACTTGTTGGACGCGAAGGCGATACCGATTGCGGCGGCAGTGTATGTCTTTGCCATGGTTACTTGCTCCAGATTTCGTCAGTGGTCGGCTCGGTATCGAGAATGGCTGACGGATTGATGGCGAAGCCCTTGGCTACCAAAAGGCCCAAGGCTTGTTCAAGGTCGGTGCGGCGGGCGTGCAGATCGATGTACTTGCGAACGGATGCGTCCTTGATGACGGCCTGCACCACAGGGTCACTAGACGAAAGAATGGGTATCTTTTCGTTGCCGAAGCGGTCGAAGAAGGCGCCGACATCGATGCGCCAGTTCGGCGGCTTGATGGCGGCCACATCAACCACGTTGCCTTCCTTGTCGTAGGTGACGAACTCCGAGCCGACGTAGGCCGGGTCGATTTCATAGGGCAGCTTCGGTGCATCTGCGGCGTACTGCGCGACGTTGGCGCCAGCCTGTTCATTCCTGATCGTGTATTCCATCGTAGGATTCCTAAAAAACAGCCCTTATAAACACCTTGCCGTCGTTGTGGGTGTGCCCTGCTGGCGGTTCCGCGAACTGGATGTCCAAATGCTTCGCCGGGTCGAGGAATGACAAACCGCGGCGGTCTATGGTGGGCACGAAGGCCCCCCGCCCGGCGGCAATGTGTTCGTCAATGTATTCGCGCAACTTCAGCAAGGAATCAAGTTTCGTCATGCTGTTGCACCGAAAAATTTGGCTACCTTCGCCATCAAAGGTATGCCGCCTAGTTGGAAAGCAGCACCAAGAAGGGCAAGGAAGATGGCCGTTTTGAGGACGGCAAAAAAGGTGTTGACGCCGTTCTTAATCAATTCAGCCTTTGCTACTTTCCAGTATTCTTCCTGTGCCGCGGCGGCCTTGATTAGCTTGTCGTGGTAGTTGCAGTGCGCTACCGGGTCGCCGTTCGGATACGCGCGGTGCATATCCTTCCGCAATTCCTCGAAATTCGCCTGCTCCCGTTCTTCGTGTTCCTGGAACAGCAGTTCGATGTGTTCCTCAAGCTGTTCCACCGTGCGGGTGTAGTGCCGGCGTTCAGGGCCTTCGTATCCCGGGGTTTTTACCCAAACTTGACTCATTTCGCTGCCGCCTGCGTGAGAAGGTCGGTCTTGCGAACTGAACCGCTGGACGTGCCATACCAGAAGGCCAGCACCATCATGGCTACAGCGTCCATCAACCCCAGGACGCGCCCTACGATCACTTCCTGGACGCTATCCGGGTAGCCATTGAACAGGACTACCAATTCCGAACCGAGCGTGATAACCAGCAGTAAAACAGACAACCAGAACAGGCGGCCCATCGTGCCACCGTCGACATTTGCCCGGCGGGCGCTGTCTCTGTCCTTGAATTCAAGTTCCGTGTATCGGAAGCCGCGTTCGCGTTCTTCGGCCTGCAGTCGCAGTTCAAGGGTTTTCAGGTCGGCAATTTGCTGGCCTGTAAGTTGCCCTTGCTCAATGGCCGCCCTGATCTTGTCTTGGGTGGGTTCGGTTATGCCGAACAGTTCGCCAATCGTGGAAACAATCTCGCCGGCGAGAGGGCCACCAAGGGCGGATGCCACAGTAGGAGCAACTTTTGAAAGTATGTTTTTCCAGTCCATGACGCGCTCAAAGTAGTGTTCAGATGCAAGTTCACCATCTGCGCGGTCGGCGTACTACCTAGCGGCATTTCACTGTTGCCAATTGCTCAATTTTTAAGCAATCAGGGATAAGGTTTTGCCGGCCTTGAAATCCGCCAATTTCATACCCTTTGTTACCTGGAAATGTGCGGTTTCCTTGAAGCTGACCCATTCTCCCGCCCACTCAATGCCGAACTGTTTTGCCAGTTCGCCCATGCGCTTGTATGTGTCTTTGGCGCCCCACTGTGCTTTGCCATTCACGACGGGTACGCAGTCCCAGGCGCAGCGGTATTGGTGGAATGATTCGCCGCCTTTGGCGTTCGTTGAAATCTTGCCCGGCTTGGTCCGCCCTTCCGCGTACAGGCTGTTCTGCTCTGCCTCGTCACGGTAGGTGCAGTACACCAGCACGTCGATACCTTCCGTGTGGCAGGCGCCAATCCACTTCATGCAGAGTTCCCGTGCGATGGGGTCCAGGTCGGAAAGCGAACGACTTGCCATCACACGTACTCCAAAGTGGCCCGGTCAGCCCAGGCGTGCACGAAATCAGAGGAACCGCCCGCAAACTGCGTCGTCACGTCACCATCCGGCGAGAACGTAACGCGCTTGATCTTCCACACGGCCGCGGAATCAAGAGAACCCGGGGCGGCCTCTCCCCGATACAACGTCGTGTCGCCAACGAAATCTTCGCGGCGTGCGTAATCAACACCCATATCAATGGCCCCCGCGATGACGGAAACAAATGCGGACCAGGGGAGATTCACCCACTGCCCGCCCTGGACGACTGCAACACCCACAGGTTCGATTGAGGCGTTACCCGGCAGCAAATCCCCCAGGCTGGCCGAACCGCTGCCGCCACCGGCGCCGCGGATAATCACCGTGCCCCCGTTCTGGCCGTCGGCGCCCTTTTCACCCTTGGGGGCCTTCAGCCATTTACCCCAGGAACCGTCGGGATTCTTGAAGCGGATTTTGCTGCCCGATACTTCGTGCTGTGGCGCCGGGCCAGGGTCGCCCTGCTTGCCGGGTTCGCCCTTCTCCCCTTTCGGGCCTCGCTTACCATCTGCGCCAGGGGCACCCGCTTGGCCTGTGTGCCCCCGGGGGCCTTCCCGACCATCCTTGCCGTCCGTACCGTCGCGGCCGTCCTTGCCGTCCGTACCGTCGCGGCCGTCCTTGCCATTTGCGCCGGTGGGGCCTGTTTGACCAACCGGGCCAACCGGCCCTTGCTGCTTGGATACCGATGCCACCTTTGCTTCAACTTTGCGCAGGCGTTTCACCGCCAAGGCAAGAATCACAGGGGTTACAACTTCATCAGTCATCGTCTTGGGCGTTCAGCAGTGCGAGGGTTTTGTCCAGCAGTTGTGAGCGGGCCTGTTGCTGCTTGTTCGCGTTGTCGGCCTGCTTCTGCTGCTGTTTCTGTTGGGCGGGGTCCGGTGCCGGTGGGGGCAAGGGAACCAATCCAAGGGCATCCTCCCGTTTGTGGTCGTCCGCACGTTCCTGGTCGGTTTCTTCCGGGTCGTCGCCGCGTTCGGATATAACGCTGGCGCGGGAGCGGAAACCTGATTCGACTTCCAGGGTACGTGCCTGCACGTCCTGTACCGGGTGGATGTAGGCCCAACCCTGCGGCGCCCACTTCACGTCTTGGGCTTCTTCGATTTCCGCTTCGGTGATAAGCCCCGCGATGAATGCGTACTTGGCCCACGAATTGCGGACAGGCTGGCACATTTGAGGGATGAACATGAGCCATTGACGTTGCTCGCACAAGCGCCGAAACTCATTGATTGCAATGCGCAACGTGCGGTCGCTAACGTCCTTCAGGTCGCCCGTCAGCAGTTCGTAGGGCGTGCCTGACCCTGCGGCAACACCGATATGCTGCGTCCGCATGAAGTCGGTATAGGCCGCGCCCGCATCAGGAGGGTCGGAGAACTTGACATCCTCCCCGGGCAGCAATTCTTGGGAAATCCCCGGTTCCAGGGCAGCAATCGGTTCATCCGCCGAGCCTTGGAACGGTAGCCCCGTCATCGGGTCGTTGGCGCCCGATGGGTACTGGCGGGTGATGAACATCGTGAACAGGTTGGCGAGTCGTTGGCGTTCCAACAGCGCATCGTCAAAGTCCGCGATGTTCTTCAGCTTCGTGATGACCGCGTGCATTTCAGGGACGCCGCGCAACTGACCAGGGCGCGACGGCATATAGACGTGGCGCACAAACTCTGCAGGAACGCGAACCAGCAGGTTGGCGGTGATGTTGATCGGGACTTTATCGCCAGGATGGTTGCGGTAGAACCAGAAGGCGGTACGCCGTCCGATTTGATCTAGCTCAATGCCCTGCCGAATGACGTTTCCTGCCGGTAGGCCCGTGTAGGTATCTGTATCCAGCAAAGGGCACATATCCGATTCAAGGATTTGCACCTGATAGGGGATGTCCATACCGTCGGACATGCGGCGCGGGCGGTCCCGCACGAAGCATTCACCATCCGTGAACCACGTCCGAGCGACCAGCAATTCCAGGCCGTAAAAGTCCAGCACCCCGTCTGCGTCGGCGTCAGGAACCCACTTGTTCCATAACTTCGTCAGGCGGGCTTTCAGTTCAGCGTTCTTGGTTTTCGGGCGTGGCGTAATGCCCGTGCCGATAAGGTTGGTTGTCCAAACCCGGACGTTCGCGGCGCCGGTCCACTCGTTGCGCTCAACGTCCCTAGCGCGGTCACGAATCTTTTGCAGACCGTAAATGGAAGTATTGGGGCCGGTCGACGGGGTGTTCCATCCCGACATTCGCCGGCCTGTGCCGGCGGCGTCATAGCGGGCCTTTGCGGCCTGCAAACTTGCGTTTCTGCGCTTCTTCGCCATGTCAATATCCGCGCCCTTTTTGGTACAACAAGGTTTGCCGCGATTTTCGCGGTTGGGTATCCCCTGCCTGTGCGGCGAGTTGAGTCTGAATGTCGTTTCGCGCGGCAATCAGTTCCGCAATGCTGCGGTACGTGACTTGCTGCGCACCAAGGGCGACTTGCTTCTCGCCGGAAGCAAGGGCGGCGTTCAGTGCGTCGAGGTCGGCTTGTGTGACAGGCATGGGAATCCCTTTTATCCAGCGGGAGAGGTTACGCAGTCGGGGGGTGTGGCGATACCTAGCGGGATTTCACTTACGCACCCAAACCTTGTGCCCATTGCGAACGGTTTTACGCAGGCCGGCTTGTTTAAGGCCCTTCCCTACCCTGCGTTCAATGGTCATCGTCACGTCCTTGATGCGGATACTCAGGGCGTGTTCGATCACGTCGATAAGGCGCAGGCCGCCTTCCTTGTCGACGGGAGCGATGTCTCCCATATCCCCGTTGAAAACCCACTGTTCGATACGGGCCGTCCAGGAATCCTCTTTCTCAAATTCCTTGTGGATGGTTGGCGCCAGGCGTTCCGCTTCTTGCCAAAGCACGCCATTTTCCGAGAACAACACCGCCGCTTCAGCCCACAACTGGTTACGCATCTGAATCAGCTTTTCAACGTCGCCCTTGTGGTTGTCGTTGCAGCGGAACGGTAGCCACCGGCGTTGCCCGGTGTCGTCATCCGGCAGGGGTTCATCTTCATTGGTTGAGCCGAACGACATGCAACGCCGCATATAACGGGTTGTGAATTCCTTGAACTTTGGGGTCCATTCCTCCCGCCGGCGGGATATGAACGCCTTGATGTGTTCTACCTGCTTGGCACTGATACCCTTCAGTTCAGCCAATTCACACAACAATTTCCCGCGCATTTCCCGGGCCAGGTCGTCGTCCTTTTTGCTCAAATCCAGTTCAAGGAACATATCGTGTTCCGGGACAATGGCCGCAATCAGTGACGTTTTGCGGGCGCCCTGCTTGCCTACCGCGATGGGCACCATGTCGGCCTTGATACCCGGCACCTTGACGCGCCCGACCAGGCCCGACCAGAAGTACCGCGCGACGGCGCGGGTGTATTCCGTGTCCTCTGCCCCAAAGTAGTCCCGCAAGAAGGTGGCAACCCGCGGTACGCCGTCCCAGGCTGGCAGGTTGGATAGCCAGTGCAGTGCGGAGTCGAAATGCTTGCGCTGCGCCACGTAGCGCACGGCGTCACGCATCAATTCATTCGGGACGTGCTGGAATCCGTGGTTCTTTTCCAGGTGCAGGGCCAAGTCAAAATAATCGTCGTCGCGGAAGGGGCGCGAGACAGTCACGTTCAGGTCAATTCGTACAATCTCGTCCCGGAATGTGTCGTATGCGATTTCGCACTGAACGTACCCCGGATGTCCGATAGCCGCGTTCAACATTATGCGGTTGGCCTTGAATGAACCGTCCTTCGTCCGGTGGGCGTCCGACTTGAATTCGGTCGGCACCGGCGGCATTTTCACTTCCCTTGGGGCACCACTGGAAATCGTAACAATCGTCGGCGGTTCTTCGGGTTCTTCCTCCACGATTTCCATGCCGTGAATCGACCAACCCATTGCGTCCTTAAAGTCTTGGTCGGTGCGGTGGGCACAATGGCTGTGCTGGCATTTGAAGTGCCCTTGGTCGAACCCACCCACACCGGCCGGGTAGTAGGACGTGGCGCTATCCCCTGAATCGGTCGTGTGTTCCGACTCAAACGGACAGGTGATGTCCACCCGGCCGTCCCGGTTGATGTCCTTAACCCACAGGTGATCTTCCATGAAGGCCACCAGGGGGTCGGCCATGTCCGCCAACTGCCGCTTCTTAACAGACGTGATGCCCCGCCGCGATTCCGCACTTTCTTCCGTGCCGAAGCGTTCGTTCAGGGCCGCCCACAGGGCGTTGAATTCTGCCGGGTCCAGTTCGGGGATGTTATCAGGCAGGCCCCCGTCCCATTCGTACCGAACGCCCGACGTGTGTGTGCCATCCGCGACGAACTGCTGGCCGGTCGCCAGGAATTCGATCACCCCTTTTTCGGTTTTGAAGCGGCGTTTGGTGAATTCCCCCGGCATCTTGAATGCCAGCAGGAATTTTGAACTGTTCCCCCGGCGCCGGGCGGGGAGTTTCAGGCCCGTGCGGCTTTCGATGAACGCCTCAATATCCACCGCTTCTTCCATGTCATCAACGTCTACGTCGATGGCACGAACCGTCCGGGTCTGAATGCAGATGCCGAAATCAGGTTCCTTGGACCACTTCGCAAGGTCGGCCGAAGTCGCGCGATAGCTCGTCCATTCGGCAAATCCACGCATCTGACCGCGTTTGTTGTAGTCCGATGGCGTCTTGCCCGGTCCCTGGATTTTACTGTCCGGGGATTTGACGGCGTGCGGGTTGGAAACGACCGGCAGCAGGTCATCCGTGAGTTCCAGGACGAGTTCAAAATGTGTCCAGGTATCCGGTGTGGCGCCGTAAAGGGGTTTGTCTTGTACCGCCATTTTCTTGTTATAGCCTCCTTGCTTAACAAGCCGCGAGTTTATACTTTGCTAAATATTTTGGGAAGCGAAATTTAGGTATTGACCAAAATATTTAGCAAGGTATAAAATCTGGTTTGCATGGATTTCTCTCGCAACTGCCTACCTCCTTGGGCAGACTCCTTACCCCGCCTAGTGCGGGGTTCTTTTTGCCTACTTCAGATAGTTTGATCTGGTCGAACGCCTGCGGAAATCGCCCCTTTGCTCAGTGTTTTCCCCTCTCTGCAGGCGTTGTCTGTCCTCCCGCGTAATCAGCAGGGCGTTGTCCTTCAACGGATACGCCCATGACGGCGGGGCTTCCCAAAACTCAGGCCTATCCGCCCCCAAGCGAACGCACAGGGCACGGATATAGCACATGAGGTCGAATGCTTCGTTGCGCTTGCGAACTTTCATCCACCGGCCGCGATCGTCCCGTATTTCGGCGTTCAATTCATCAAAGAACGACTTGGGAAGCCACGACGGAATGTGGATGTAGGCCGGGCCGGGGATGGGCCGCTTCAGGGCGATGGAAACCGCGTCTTTGAACAGGTTGGAGTTAAGCAGATACAGGGGGATGTCGCCCTTTTCAGTCGCATTCAACCCCCGCTTTGAGCCAACCATGCTTTCCTTGACCAGCGGGGCGCTTGGCGTTGAGGCGCCTTTCACCAGCATGACGTTGACGTGTAGGCCGTCCTTTCTCAGACCGCGATACCACCCATACGCCTTGTCCGTTACCCCGTCCTCGCCGCCAGTGTCGACGGCAATTGCCTTGACCCGCAGTTCAACGTTGTCCATTGATGTTCGGTAGGTCGCCTTCAGGACAAGTTTGGTCAGCAAGTCCCAATCTTCCTGATACGCCGCCGGGTCGATGCCGGCCGGCTTGCCGTCGATGCCTTCCCGCTCGGATACCAGGATGGAATACCTGTCAATCGGCCACTGTTCAAGATTTGGACCGATGGCATGTACCTGGACAACAAAGGCCGACGACTGCCCGCCCTGAACGTCGACAGCGGCCACCAGAAACCGGGTTTCGTCGGGCACCGCGAACCTTTCCAGGTCGGTGTTCTTACGGCTTTCCGGCCCACCTGACTTCCGCTTGGCATTCGCCAGCAGTCGGGACAGGTACGGCATCCCCTGGTCAGTATTTACGGTCGTCTGCAGGGCCAGTTCTGAGCCTGTCAGGACGTATTCGCGCAAGCCTTGAAGGTAGCGCACGATCAGGGAGTGCCAGGACTGATACGCTGCGGCGACCCCACCCAACCAGTACCCCGCGATGGTCGAGCGCATTGGGTCGCCATCAATACGCCCGTCGGGGTATATCACTTGACCGTCGATCAGCCAACGGCCCTTCTTGTTCATCTTGTGCTTGTGGTATCGGTCGATCAGGCTTCCGCAGTGCGGGCAGATCACCTTACCGTACTGGTGTGCAATTTCCTCCGGGTCAATCTCCCGGACGATTTCGATCAGCTTGTCCTCGTCGGGCAGGCCGAACAGGTCTAGCCCCGGCTTTGCCTCAAAATGCTCGTCACAGTGCGGGCACTGCCAGTACCACCGTCGCCGGTCGCTACGGTTGTAGATGCCGATGATGCCGGTACAGGGAGGTCCTTCGTGCAGACTGGACGGTTGCCATTCCGTGTCTTTGATTTCGCGGCCGGGCGACGATTCCACCATGCACATGCCACGGGACAGGAAGGTTTGCGTGCGCTTCAGGCCAAGTGCGTAGGCCGCGCCCTCCCCGTCGATGTCGTCAGGCATCCGGTCGTAGTCGGTCAGCAGGACGTACCGATAGTCTGACCCAGACAACTGCGTAACCGTCGGCCAGCCAATCTTCAGCCACATCCCATGACGGAACATTTTGTCGTGGGTGTTATCGTCGTGCCCGGTCTTGGACATCATCGCGTAGACGGCCGGCGAGTGCCGAATCATCCGGTCGATACGGGTCTTGGAAAACTCCCGGGCTTTTTCCTGCGTCATCTGGACAATCAGGGTGTCGCCCGGGTCACAGGTGATCGCGTATGCCGTGAATCCGTCCAGCAGGCCCATTGTCTTGCCTGTCCGCGCGGGACCGACGAAACAAACCGCTTCGTGCCGCTTGGACGCCATCATGTCCATCGGTTCGGACATATACGGCGTTTCATCATGCGACCAGGGGCCGACGTACCCGCCCGGCTGGCGCAGGAACAGGGATTCGTGGGCGCCTTGGCTGACCGTTACCCGCTTCGGTGGCCTGAAGGCGGCGTATGCCGCGGTGCAATCCGCGACGGCGGCCCGCTCAATCCGGGGATGGAAGGTCTGCATTTTCGTTGTGTATCTTTTCCATTTCCATCGCCAGGTCGCCCATCGCTTCGTCAATGGCCGTGCCGACCAACTCCGCGATTTCGGGGGTTACGCCCTGCATCCGTTCCAGGTTGTCAGGGATTGACCGCAGGGATTGGGCGATGGACTGAAAGGCAGTGGCAAGTGCCGTTTTTACAGCTTCCCGTGGGAGGTATTGCCCGGCCTTTACCCGGTATTCCAGTTCGGCCTTTGCTGCCAG